CCCGTCGTTCCTGTCGTACCCGTATAACCAGTTGGCCCCATTATACCAGTAACACCCTGTGCTCCAGCTCCTACCACAGTAAATGTCACGCGTGAAATGGCCTGTTGGATTACGGTAGCACTATTATCCGAATAATAAATGGCCAAGGTGGATCCAGGTGTAACCAGAACAAGACAGGAGTTACTAAAACCATTTGTATCATTGAACATACCACCAAACATAGACGTCGTGTTCGCATTTAACGCCACGCCCGAATAGCCACCCGAAGTCGTGCTCAGATTCAACGTATATTCCACGAGAATCGGCAAAGTAGCCGAGGAGTTATTCGTGAAGACACCCGCATTCACACCAAGATTGATACTGTTCTGTGACTGGGTCACGTCCAGAGTCACAAACTGAACGACTTGATATGATCCAGCAGTAACTGATTGATTTCCAGCCAACAAATACGATGCTTGAGCCGCAGCACCAATCGGTCCCGTTACACCCGTTACACCCGCTACACCCGTTGCACCCTGTTGCCCGACTTGATTGGAGGTGACTGTGAAACGTGTTGCTGTCTGAACCGTCACAGCAATATTATCCATGTAGTAGAGCCCAATGGATCCACCTGCAGGTACTAGAACACTGACTGAATTGGAAACACTGTTACTGGCATTGTACGTACCACCGAAGTAAGTTGTGACACCTAAGACAGTTAAACCGACTGCAGAGTAGCCACCTGCAGTAGTATTGAGTGACAAAGCATAACTAGCTGTGACAGGAATGGATTGAATCGTAGCATTTGTGAACAGACTCGTGATACCACTAAAGGTGAAGCCAGTTATACCCGTGGTCTGAGTGGAATCTAGAGTCGTCAGAGTAACAACACCCATGGCAGTGGATGGACCGATGGACTGTGATCCAGGGGCAAAGAAGGAGATCTGGGAGGCTTGACCGATGGGACCTGTAGGACCCGTGTTACCGAAGGAGGAGCCATTGATAGATGAAATGGAAGAGAAGAGGAGCAAATTGGAATAGGTAACATTGCCATTCATGGTGGAACCCGTCAGCGTTGAATAGTTAATGAACTGACCGAACAGGGTAGATGTGGTAGTTGTAGAGATAAACAGAGTGGATGCAATCAAGGAAGAACCCGTCAATGTGGAGAATTGATTGAGTGCCAAGGAGGAGACATTGATGTTCGCAGCGATTAGAGTACTGACAGTGAATGTGGAAAAGGCAAATCCCGTGTTCATACTGATGGTACTCGTGGCGATGGTAGAAGCAATCAAAGAGGAACCAGTCAGTGTGGAGAATTGATTAAGAACCAGGGATGGTACTATAATGGATGAGGCATACAGAGTAGAGACAATCAGGGTGGAATTGAAGAATCCTGTATTTGCAGTAATGGTACTGATAGCGATAGTAGAGGCGATCAGAGATGAACCTGTCAATGTAGAGAACTGATTAAGAGCCAGGGAGGAAACATTGATATTTGCAGCAATCAGGGTTGATACCGTCAGAGTGGATGCAATAAATCCTGTATTACCGTTAAATGTGGACAGAGCCAGAGTGGAGGTCGTAATGGATGAACCCGTGAGTGTGGAGAACAATGACAGATTCAACGTAGAAACGCTGATGTTTGCAGCAATCAACGTTGAGACAGTGAGTGTAGATGTAAAAAATCCCGTATTTCCGCTCATCGTGGACAGAGCCAGTGTGGAGGTCGTAATGGATGAACCCGTTAAGGTGGAGAACAATGACAGATTCAATGTAGAAACGCTGATGTTTGCAGCAATCAACGTTGAGACAGTAAAGGTGGATGTGATAAAACCTGTATTACCGAGAAGCGTGGAGAAATTGATGAACTGAACGTTGGAGGTGGAGACATTGGCTACATTCACGGACAGTGTGGAGAATGAAACAGTGGAAGCTGATAATGTACTGAGAGAAACCAAGTTGTTGACTGTGAGTGTATTGTTCAATGTACTGGAGTAGACCACTTCTTTATTGACCGTATCATACATCATGAGCGTACTAGCAGCCATATTGCGAACAGGATCCATGTACAATGCATTAGAAGCTACACCTGACAGAGCAGTGCCTGATGCATTGATGATGATGGAAGAGGCAGGTTGTGAGACAGCTCCTGCTTGATATCCTATTGCAATGGCGGTAGCACCCTGTAAGGTGGAACCTGCGCCTGTTCCTAACGAAACGGCATTTATGCCACCATAGGGATACGACATTATATCTACTATTTCGGATAAATCTTTTTATAAGATTTATCTGAAACACAATAAATATACTATAATCTGTATTATTATCTTGTATTATTATCTTGTATTATTAACTTGTATCATTAACCGGATGCATTATGATAGAGATCTTATATAGAATTATAGAGGTAATGATTGTAAAAGTGAAGCTACTTGCCCTTGCAATGTAGAGATCTGTGCTTGTTGTTCTTGAATGGCTTTAACAAAATAGGGTATTAGATTGGCTTGAATGCCCATAACTTTATCAGGTACTAGTCCAACTTCATCCCCAACAGGATTACTATATACAATTTGATCGGGTAGAATAGTTTGGTATTCTTGTGCAATAAATCCAATTTGATGTGATTTGTCATGTGTGAGATAATCAAATTCAACAGGACGTAGAGCAAGTAGGATAGAAAGACCACTTGATATGCCAGTGATATTTGTTTTGATACGACGATCGGATGTGGTACTAAATGCACTAGAAGATCCATTGCCCCAATAGATTGACATGAGCTGTCCATCACCTGACCCTGCTCCAATCTGACTTGTGTTTGTACCTTTGCCTGTTACTCCTACTCCAATTACAATTTCATGATTACTTACTGCAGAGAATGGATTTGCTCCATAACCAATGCATGTATTTGAATTACCAGATGTAGTTATAGTTCCTGCAGTAGTCCCAAGAAATGTATTTTGAGTACCTGTTATATTTCCCGCAGTTGTACCCAGAAATACATTATTAGATATATCATCAATTGTTCCTACTCCTTGTACAATTTGATTATCTGTTCCATATGCAAGTAAGTTAAATACATTGGAAGCAGATGTACTATAATTTATAATAGGTGATACATAAAATCCAGACGTATTTACAATAGTAGACACATTTAAAGTAGACCCTGTCAATGTAGAATAATTAATGAATGATGCATTCACAGTACTTGCGTTTATAGTACTTGCGTTTATAGTACTTGCGTTTACAGTACTTGCGTTTATAGTAGATCCTGTTAATGTAGAATAATTAATGAACTGTGCGTTTATAGTACTTGCGTTTATAGTACTAGCGTTTATAGTAGATCCTGTCAATGTTGATACAGATATTGTATTTACCTGTAGCGTAGATCCTGTCAGAGTAGAAAAATAGCCATTACTGATAAAAAGAGTAGATATTGTGCCAGTAACAGAACTAACAGTAGACATTGAAACAGATGAAACATAAATTGCATCACTGGGTTTTAATAAACCGCCTGTGGAAGTGATGAGCACATAATTACTTGATATTGGATATTCATAATTGCCGACGACATATGTTGTATTTCCTTGTATTACGCTGGAAGCGCTTGATCCTTGTTGATTATACGTTCTAATAACAAGCGGTCCACTATTGACAGCGATAACACCACTATTCTGTTGACTCAAGTCTTGCAATGACATCTAGATTCAACAAAGATTTAACTAAGATTTGTATCATATGATTTGTATGACAACATAAAGCGAACATTCCGGATCAGTAAACAGAATGACAGCGGGAGGCGGACTCTTGCAACTTGTAGCAACAGGGAAACAAGATGCCTTTCTGACAGGCAACCCTCAAATCACATTTTTCCGAATGGTATATCGGAGACATACGAATTATGCTATTGAACCACAAGTCATGTATTTTGACGGTACCCCCAATTTTGGACAACGTGTCACGTGCCTTGTCCCACGTCGCGGGGATCTCCTTGGTCGCATATATCTCAATGTAATTCTTCCTATTATCAAGGATACAGAGGGAAATATTCTCTCCTACACGAACTCCATTGGTCACGCTCTTATCCAAGAGATTACGCTAGAAATTGGTGAACAAGAGATTGACCGACAGACAGGAGAATGGATGGAAATCTGGACACAATTTTCAACGCCTGCATCGCAACGAGATGCACTCAATTATCTCATTGGACGACAACAAAATCAATATGAGAATACACAGATTTATGCAGGCACGAATGGTCTGGAGCTTCTTATCCCGCTTCAATTCTTCTTCTGTAATAATCCAGGATTGTATCTGCCGCTCATTGCGCTGCAATATACATCTATTCGTATTAATATTACACTGAGACCATTATCACAACTCTTTTGGGTGACTCCTCCGTCAGGTTCACAGGCAGCTTTTAATCCATGTATCTCTACACAGGTGGATTGTACAACACCGATTATGAGTATGACGTTATGGGGCGATTATGTGTATATGGATGTGGAGGAGCGCCGTTTGTTTGTGAGTACATCACATGAGTATTTGATTGAACAAGTCCAGTATACTTCGCCCTATTCTTTTTATAATACACAGACAAATGCTACCATATCGGTGGATTTCAATCACCCATTGAAGGAGTTCTTTTTCGTCATTCAGCGTGACCAGATGACGAACCGCAATGAATGGTTTAATTACAGTAGTTTGGCGATTAATGAGATACAGCCTGCTACAATTGCAGCGGGAAGTACGATCGCAATTGCGAATGGGATTACGACAGAATCTACGATTGGTGGCAATACTGCATTACGTATTGATTTATTGTCCACGGCCGTTTTGCAATTAGATGGATATGATCGTTTTTCAGAACGAACATCATCCTTTTTCCGTTTACAACAGCCATATGATCATCATACTACTACTCCGGTTCTATCGTATATTTATAATTATTCCTTTGCACTGAGACCAGAAGACGTACAGCCAACGGGTTCTCTTAATGCAAGTAGAATTGATAGCATCGTATGGCAGATTAAATTTAATCCAGCGTTGATCAGTGCTACTACCTATATTCCTGGTACGAATAATGTATATCCTGCACGAGGAAATGGACAAATTAGAATTTATTCTCACAATTACAATGTATTCCGAGTGATTAATGGTTTTGGGGGACTCTTGTTTACCATTTAAGGCGCTTTTGTTGTTAATAAGTTCTTAAAAATGTAGCTATTTGGGCCTTCGGCTAACAAGTATGTTATCTTTTGTTAATATTTTTTTAAAAAGTGCTAGTAATGGCATCTGCCGCTCCTAATAAATCTGATAAGCCAGATGCTAAGCCTGTTCCTAATCTAGAGAAACCAGATGCTAAGCCTGTTCCTAATCTAGAGAAACCAGATGCTAAGCCTGTTCCTAATCTAGAGAAACCAGAGAAACCAGAGAAACCAGAAAAACCAGAGGTAACACCAAATAAGCCAGTAAAAGAAGAAAAAGAAGAAAAAGAAGCGAATAAGCCAGAGAAACCAGAGAAAGAAAAAGCAAAACCAAAAGTACCTCTCACCGTCTCCTATTTAAAATACTGGCGTGAAGGGGATGATCCCGCAAATGCCAATACAAATGAAGGAAAAGACGGTGCCAGTTTTTTATCCTACAATACATTTGTCTTGCTATCATTACTCGGCGGATACATTGCATTAGATCATTTATATCTGCGTTCCCCCTGGACATTCCTGGCTAAAATCGGAGTAAATCTATTTTTCTTTGGAGCATGGTGGATATGGGATGCAACTCAGGCGCTCTTTAATGAAGATACGGTGCGTTTGTATGGTCTCAGTGTTCCGTTAGTAGATCAACGAGTTGGTGCAGGATTCTTAGCAAAAGACATTCCTGACAAGAAGCATTTTCGTTTTTTCTCATATGCAGCAGCTCTTATTTTCGGTGGTCTATTCGGTCTGGATTCATTTCTGGTAGGTCAAACCGAATTTGGTCTCTTCCGTTTAATCTGTACTATTACAATCATTTTTCTACCGATTGCTATAATTGAATGGATATATAAATTGTATCAATTTTTTGTGAATACGAAGGATGTTGTAGAAGAACATGCGAACTTCTTTGGGGCATCAAAGGGTCCATCTGCGGCTGATCGTTTCTCTGGATGGTTCTATAAATTCTTACAATCCTTTTTGGATCCTGTCATTACTCCGATTACATCTACCATTGATAAAGGTCTGGATGCATATGATAGAACACTGACAGTTGTGGATAATACATTGAAAACAAGTTCAGATATTATATCAGGAGTGGGCAAACTTATTAATGCAAGTTCTAAGGCATCTTCTGTATTGCCTGGTACATCACTGTATTCTACAATTACGGGTCCTGCTCTAGAAAGTGCGAAAACTAAACAGAAAGGCGGCTCATTAACTCAAACAGATAAGAGCTTAAATCTACTCCCCTACACATTAGTAGCTACTATTTTATTGGTATTTGCAACGGGATTTTACAAGAACTATTCTAAAACAAATGTCAAAAAAGATGATGCACCTCCGCAACCATCAGCAGTTTCAAACACTCCTCCACGATCCAGTAAAGCCTAAAGAGCTTGATCCGATCTCTATCATTAAATTCGGTGCAACGTGGTGTGGTCCATGTAAACGAATTGATACTGCTCAACTCTTAAATCTGAGTGATCAGATTGTATGGTATGAATGTGACGTGGATGATAATGAAGAGACTTCATCGTATTGTGGTGTGAGTTCTATTCCGTGTTTTATGGCAATTGTGAATGGTGTTCCACAACCGATGTTTCAATCATCGGATACGCAACAGGTAATTCAGTGGATGCAAAGGGGGTTTAAATAGGCTTTTTTAACAAGTTCTTAAAAAAGGCCTGCCAGGAACTTTGTTAAAATCGGCTTTGCCGCCAAGTTCTAAGAAGTTTTTTGGCAGGCTTTTTTTTAAAAAGCCTTAAGAAGTTCTTAAAGTCTTGCATACTGATGTTCTTCTTCCAATTCAACAATCATACAGCAAATACATGCAACTAAGATTAACATAATTAAAACGAGTATGGCAATGATAATTCCAATACTCATTTTTATAATATATAATCTAATATATACCATTTTAAGCACTAGTTCGCAAACATTAACCGACCACGTCCATTCACAACCTCATACACATTCCATGAATCCACATAGACACGCATCTCAGCTTTCCTTGCCGCCAGATATAAATTAGGCATAATATTGGCCAATTGGATATACATGGTCGGCCGATCAGCCGTTGTAAAATTCACTGTCCCTTCAGGGTTCCTAGGGGCAGGATAGACTGTTCCATACGTATCTCCTAGGGACCACATCATGGATCCAATGCTATTCACTCTAACTATTTCGTGTTTTGCTACAGGCACAATGTGATTCCACAGAGAAGCACCATATAAATCTTCCCGTTCTTTCCCAGCAATATTGAGCTTGATCCCATAATAGTATTCACTGGTATACGCCTGTGTTTCAGTAACAGGTTTATATTCAAAATTGTCATTGTAGAATACATCCAGACGATTCTGTTCCACCAACGTTGAATTACGAAAAAACCAGAACAGACGCTCGGCAGGATGTCGTCCATCAATGTATCGTGTGGCTACTGCTTGTCCACCTTTATCCAAAGGAATATAATCTAGTTCGCCAAAGCTGAATCGGTTTTCAAATTGTTTTCGGAAAGGAATTTGAATCGCGGTAGAACGCGCCTCTTCACCTTCTTCTAAAGAAATGTAATGTTGGACAGTGCTCAACAGAATAGTCGGTTGACCGATATCTAATAAAGGTTTTGGGGCAAATGTCACAGGTCCATCAGGATATGCAATAACAAATTCGGGCATGGTCCATGGCGCAGGTTTACGTGTAAGTGGATCACTGGATACGACAAGATCTTCTAGCTTTCGTATAACTCCTTTGATGCGAAAGGTTTGGGAAGGAAGTCCAATCAAAGGAAAACCTGAATCTTTGGGACACTGCATGCCAGGAAGAGGCAGATAGATCCTGAGATGACCTGGTGTGGCTCTCATTTGTAGTGCTCTAATGCCTGCTGCAGACGTATCATTGGATGCAGCGGTGACACCTGCTTGTTTGAATGCAAGCCCTGAACTGTTGAGGGATCCTTCAGTTAATTGTTTGACGTAGAGACCGTCCCCGCTCCATTCTTGAATCAGCATTTGATCTTGATAAAACTGAATGGATTCAAAGAGAAAATATCCGATTCCGTTGACGTATCCATAGGATGTTTGGGATGCATCTGTTGCTGTAATAGGATAGAGTCCGTTTGCAATGGAGGGATCTACTGGTTGTAAGCTCTGCGATTCTGACTCTGACCCTACTCCTAAAGGCGGTAACCACGTAGGCAAATCAATTTCCAAAGCACATTCAGTCATAATATCTCCAAACGTATCAATTTCCACTTCAAATGATCCTCCAAAGTTGGTGCGTGCAATAGGGACAACTGTGCGTCGTTCTGCCAAATGGGGCATAGAAGATCCGTATCGAGCATCATACGGATAAATACTATCTTTACTATCTTTGACGAAATAGTTATCTTTGACACCGCGTGCCACTAATTCAAAAAGAGCACCTTGACCACTGGATTGATTGATCATTCTGATTAGGTGTAGGAGAGGATTTTAGGCTTTATAGGTCTGTAAAATGCATTTTACTACTTAAAACTCTATCACCATAACTCATTAAAATGCCTAACGAGTGTATTAATCGTGTCACAATTACCTCTTCATCCGAAGATGATATTTTTACTATTTTTGATACAGTTATAGCTGGATTGCATAATCTACAAATCAACCAGCATGGAAAATTTGGTATTCGTATAGAATTTGTCACTGCCTGGAAACCCGATTATCTATGGCTTCAAACATTGCTTGCTGCATATCCATCTTGTTGGATCAAGAATGAATGGATTGTAGAAGATGGTAAGGCAGGTGTATGGATCGGATATAATAGAGGAACACAGCGTATTTCTTCTATGGAATGGGACGATCTTTCATTGGAAGCTGCTCATTATTTCTTTGAGTCTTAAAAATTGAAATCATAATTCACTATAGAAAAGTCAAACCATGAACGTCCTCATTATTGAAAGTCCAGGCAAGCAGAAGACCATCCAGGGGTTCTTAGGAGCGAACTGGCGTGTAGTGGCTTCTATGGGACATATTCGTGGACTCACCCACGATCTCAACTTCTTAACAAATGGATATGAACCGACGTACGAATTCTTAAAAGAAAAGTCAAAAGCGATAACGTCATTGAAAGAAGCGGCAAAAGGAGCTTCTGAGATTTATCTGGCAGCGGATCGTGACTTTGAGGGAGAGCAGATTGCATATTCTGTTAAAGTCCTTCTAAAATTACCCAATTCAGTAAAACGCATCACCTTTACAGAAATCACTGAAAAGGCGATTCGTCATGCGATTGCTAACCCTGGTACAATTGATATGAATCGTGTCCATACGCAACAGGTACGATCCTTATTAGATCTTCTCATTGGATTTACGATGAGTCCTCTCTTGTGGAAACATGTTACATCTGGATTGTCAGCAGGACGCTGCCAGATTCCGTCCATTCGTCTTGTGATAGAACGGGAAGATGCCATTCTGGGATTTAAGACGGAATCTAGTTGGAAAGTGAGTGGGGATTGGATATACAACGGAGTTGGTTTTCCAGGAACAATGGATGACGATCTAGATGAAGAATCAGCGATGAATTATATGGAGAATGTCGTATCCACCAATGGGATTGTCACAGGAAATGAGGTGAAGCCATGGACAGCTACTGCCCCACCTCCATTAATGACCAGTACATTGCAACAGCAAGCCAGTGCCTTATTTGGAATGAATCCGAAAACAACGATGTCTATTGCTCAGAAACTCTATGAAGCGGGTCATATTACTTATATGCGAACGGATAAAGCGGTGTTATCTGAAGAAGCGGTTACTGCTACAAAGGCATGGATTCAGGAGAATTATGGGGAGGAGTATTTGTCTCAAATTGCTACGAAAAAAAAGAAAGAAGCTGGAGCACAAGAAGCCCACGAAGCAATCCGTCCTACCCATATAGAAGTAATGACGGTAGAAGGAGACGGCGCATCTCTCTATCGCCTGATCTGGCAACGAACGGTTCAAAGTCAGATGGCTCCTGCTCGCGGTGAGACATGCACTATCAAGATTAGTTTAGATGATTTTCCATGGACTTCGCGGTGGAAACGAACTACATTCCCTGGCTGGCAACGAATTGGTAGAGTGGCACAGATTGATGAACAAGGACAAGAAGACGAAGAAGAAAAGGAAGACGCGTTCTGGACCAAAGCCATCCAGATTTCAGTTGGAGCAAGTCTTCCATGGAAGACAATGAAAGCTTCTCAACAAGAAACCAAAGCACAAGGGCGTTACACAGAAGCTACTCTCATTCGTGAATTAGAGAAGCATGGGATCGGTCGTCCATCCACCTTTGCATCGCTATTAGCCACGATTCAAGAGAAACATTATGTGGCGATCTCTACCGTTCCCGCTTCTATCAAAAAGGTCAAAGAACATTCTCTACAGTTTGGATCTCTGCCGATTACAACTGTTATGAAAGACAAAAAGGTAGCAGCAGAAAAGAACAAGATGATTCCAACAGATCTGGGACGATCTGTAGTAGCATTTATGCTACAGCACTTTGAAGATATCTTCAACTATAATTTCACGGGACAGATGGAACAACGTCTTCAATTGGTAGCAGAAGGAAAAGAAGAATGGAAGGGAGTAATTCATGATACATGGACATCGTATAAGGATCGGTTTGATACGCTTAATGCAATGAAGAGAGAACACGTTGAAAAGAAATCAGAACAAATTGGTGAATGGAATGGGGAGCCGATTGAAAAGAAATCAGGAAAGTTTGGGGATTATCTGAAATGTGGTGAAATATCTGTCCCGTTTCGTATGGAATCATTGGAAGAGACTGTGCAGAGATTAGAAGCAAAGGCGGCGGGTTCGGTTAAGGAATTTAAAGAATATACGATTCGGACTGGACAGTATGGTCCTTATATTATGAAGAAGGGTTTAAAGAAACCTCAGTTCATTTCCGTTCCCAAGGGAATAGATGTAGAAGGACTATCTGAGAAGGATATTGATGCGCTATATAAAGCGGGAGTGGAAGCAAAGAAGACGTATAAGAAAAATGAAAAGAAATAAAATAATTTATATAATTAATATCACTGTAAATACTTATTTAATTAAGATATTAAACATGACATTCAACTTTATTTCCTTTACCATCATAAATCCATATTTCACATCTATATCCTGCTTCTTTTACAGCATTTTGTTTGATAAATATTTTATCTTTTTTCTTCTCTGCGGTCCAAGTACTTTTAACTTCAATACCCAATTTTAGACTTTTTACATATATATCAATATAATATCTGTGTTTTTTTCCATTTTTATCATACCACCATACTTTAGGAACTTTTGAACGTTTTGTGATAATATCATCTTCATGAATACCTCTAGATAATAATTCATCAAGAGCAAATCTTTCATAGCCTTGAATTCTGTCTATTCTGCCTGAAGGAAATACATAATCATAAGATTTATAAGCATTCTTAGAACTTCGTTCTGCTATTTCAGCAACATGCATAGGATGATCTTCATTGTATTTTAGTTGATTATTAATACGAGCTGTTTCTTGCACAATTGGGCTTTGCATCGGTGCATCTACACCTAATTTTTTCTGACAAGTATCTCGTGTTTTCTGTTTTACTTCATCCAATTGTTGAGGTATTTCTGTGCCCCAATTTTTTAAATTAGTTTCTTTCATTTTTGCAACAACCAATGGATCATTAGAAGGATATGGAACTCCTCTAACTTGCATATTTGTTTCTATTGATTGTTTCCTTTCATGAATATCTTGACATGGTTCACAAAATGCTCCATATTTTCTGATATTTATAAATTTTTTAATGTGAGTAACACCACAATTACATACAAATGGTATAGGACTTTCACGCACTAATTCTAACTCATTAATTTCATCATTTAGTGTAGCACCATACTCTCTTAAAAGTTCTTCTAACAACTTTAATGAGTATACTAAATCATCATTATCAATAAGATTTTGTTTTTTCTTTTCTTGAACTTCTTTAATTTGAGAAGGATTTATTGCTCCATTATACTTTAATTCAAGCGTTTCTGTAATTTTAGTTCTGACGAGTGTACTAGCAATAGCATGTTTATTTCCATATATTTTTTCACATGTTTCTTCTTTTTTTTGTTTTACTTTTGAACTTTGAGCGACATACTCAAACCCATGAATTTCTATACATGTTTCTTTTCTTCTCTCATTTCCTCGTTTCTTTGAACAATCTGTACAGTATGGACCTTTTTCTACAACTTTTCTAAATGACCACTGAAATTGATTTTCACAATTATCTGATACACACTTACCAATTATTTTTGTATCACGATTAATATCTTTTGGTTTTGGACCAGATTTCTTCTGTTTAATAATATTCGGAACATAATTTATATTAGAATTGGGATATGTATTACGAATTTGTTGAAATAAGTTAATGTCATATGATGGCATAGTTGATATCTAACTTCTGTTATATAATCAATTTTATAAGTTCAATTTTTATAAGTATTTAAATGTCAGAAAATATTTAAAAATTTCTAACAAAGTTTCTAAAAACCCTATAGAATGAGTGCATCACGATCCGTATCTCCCACAAGAGACAAAGAAAAACGCTTCTTAAACGGCTGGTCTAAAGAACAAGAACAGCTCATGGCTGATTGGAGTGACATCGCGATGTGTTATCGCTGGCTTCATGACAATGCAGAAAAGATCTATCATGGCAAGAATCTCTGGATCAATCTTCCCGTGATTATATTAACCACTCTAGGTGGAACGGCCAGTTTCGGTGTGCAATCTATTTTTGCTGATAATTCTACAATGAAACAGTACGCCAGTTTTGCAATTGGTGGCGTATCCTTATTCGCAGGTATTTTAACCACAATTGGTAACTATTTACGTTATGCACAGCTGGAAGAATCCAACCGCGTAGCCAGTATTGCATGGGGCAAATTCCAACGCCTGATTGCGGTAGAACTCGCCTTAAATCCAATAGAACGAATGGATTCTATGGACTTTCTCAAGATCTGTCGGTCGGATCTGGATCGTCTTATTGAACAATCTCCGCCGATCCCGAAAGAAGCCATTTCTATTTTTGAACATAAATTCGGTGAAGTGAGGCACTTAAAGAAACCCGATATCTGCGGAGCATTGGAACATACTACAGTATTTGATAGTTCGGACACA